TGTTACTGTTGGCGATGCTGAAAAACATCGATATAAATTGGATATTACAACCGGCGATACCGCTACTGTGATTGGTGATGATTTGGTATCTGCAATAACTGCTGATGATACCTGTCCGGTAACAGCTATAAATACTGCAGGTAGTGTTGCTTTAACTGCCGTAAATAAAGGCGTTGAAGGTAATAAACTAACAATACAAATTGAAGGCTATGTTGCTGGAATTTCTTTATCAATAACGCAGCCAACCGGCGGCAGTTTAACGCCTACAATTACCAGTGTATTTACAACAATCGCAAACATAAGAATGCAACGTACTGTAATGCCTGAAAGCTATGATATTGATGCTGTTGTTAATTTTCTTGAAACAAGATGGTTGCCAACGCCTACCGGTATAATTAAAGACGGTGCTTTGATTGTTGTGTTAACGGATACCTTAGCTAATTTAAAATCATCTACTGTTGCGGCTAATAAAAAATCAGTAGCATTACTTCCAAACAAACCAGTTAATTTGCTGCCTGTTGGAAATGCTGATTTATTAGTTGTTGGCTCTGCTCACGTACAGATGAATTATGTTATAGCTGCAAAAATAGCCGCCATTTCCTCGTTGAGATTAACTCCAGCCGCTGAAATTGCGGATTATACAGATGCGGTACTTTCTTCACGTGATAATTTTGGCGGAATACATATATCAACGCTGCCTTATCATAATACGCCATTACCAGGTGTCCCGTTGGCTGATAAACGAAACGTATGGAGCGAAGAAGAAACGCTTGAATTATTAGATGCTGGTTATGGTATTTTTGGAAACAACACTGAAAATACAGCCGTTTTAATTGGCGACGTAGTTACTCGTTATAAAACAAATACTTTTGGAAAAGATGATGTATCTTATAAATACTTAAACTATTTAGACCAGTCATCTGTTGTGCGCGAATATATGACAGTTAAATTAAAGGAAAGATTTAAGCAATACCGATTAACTACTGGTAAATTGATACCTGATACAAATATGGCTAATGAAGGATTAATAAAGGCTGAGTGTATAAAGCTCTATAGTGAATTAGCTGATGCTGCAATTATGGTGGCGGGTACTGATGCAAAACAATTATTTGTTAATAATTTGACTGTTACTATAAACGAAGCATTAGGCAGGGCAACAGTTAGAATGATTAATCCGGCTGTTACACAATTACGTGAAATAACTGGCTATATTGAATTAGTTTTTACTACATAATGAGGTGAAAAGATGACTACATTATATGACCCAACGGTTGTTATAAATAATAGACAATATTATTTTAAACCAAATACATTTTCTTACATTGGAGGACTTGGCGAGACAAGCGTTGAGGCGTTGAGTGGCGGAGGTGGAACTGTTACTACAGCACATTCCGAGGATGTGTCAACTAAGGTTAGCCATGTAAAGGGGATGCTTGATTTAAATAGAACCAATATTGAAAATGTTGAGGCATTAAAAAATCTCATAGGATTATGCGTAATTACTGTTCATGAAAAAGATTTTCAAAAAGTGTTTGTCAATATGTCGATGACAAATGACCCAGAGAATTCTTTTAAAGTTAATCCAGAAATGCCGATTGAATTTAAAGGCGACCCTGTTTTATAAAACACAAAAGAGGTAATTTATGACAATAATTAATGATACTTATAAATCGGATTTTACTTTTGAATTATCAAATCCTATAAGCTATCAAGATGAAACTGGGCAAAAAGAAACTAAAACATTGGTTTTATATGCTCCATCAAACAAATTATCAAATCAAAAAGTAAAACTTAGGCAGAAAGTTATTACATCATTTTTGGCATTAAGTGGAAATTCAAGTAATCCAAGCAAATCAAATGAAAATGAAAAAGCAAGCCTTGAACCTGAGCAGATTTTATTTGCTTTAGCTGCTAATGATAAATTCATTGATATAAAAAATGAATTTTGTGATTTGCTAAAAAGCGGATGTTTAAGTCTTGAAGGAAAATGCAATACCGTAACTGATTATCATTTACAGCAAATAAATGATGAAGAACTGGAGGAGGTTATGGGCAAATATATCGTAAATTTTATAATACCATTATGGATGAAACGCCTGCTAGCGAAATAACTTACACAATATTAATTATATGCCGATATCTTAACGGCTTTTCCTATCAAGAACTTCAATCCATGCCTCTTCCCGCAGTATATGAAATAAACAACAATTTGTGTAGAATATTAGCTGAGGAAAATAAACATGGCTAATTTTAGCGTATCTTACAGTTTTAAAGCTATAGATGAGTTTTCAGCAGTTGCAAAAAAGATAGGCAATAATTTTGATGCTATAGCTAAAAAAGCAGAACAATCTGGTGCTAAAATTAGAGCATTTGGCGAAAAAATGACAAAGATTGGAAAGGGTCTGTCATTGAAAGTCACTGCTCCAATGGTTGCCGCTGGTATTTTAAGTTTAAGAACAGCAGATAAGTTTGAGCAATCTATGGAGCGTATGCGTATTGCTGCGCATTTAACCGATAAACAATTTGCGTCATTAGGAAATCAAGCTAAAACTTTAGGTGCTACAACTGATTTTACTGCATCACAGATAGCAACAGCGCAAGGAAAAATGGCTGAGGTTGGATTTAAATATAATCAAATAATGAAGGCTACACCAGCGGCAATAACCTTAGCGTCAGCAGCAATGATGGATTTAGGTGATGCTTCTGAAATAACAGCTAGAATTATGAAGGGATATAATTTTACTGGCGAACAAATGAATTCAGTAAATGACCAATTGACTGTTGTTGCTACGCAAACTAACATGGACTTAGGAGCGTTAGCTAAAGGACTTGGTAAACTAAAATCATCGGCTGATGCTACAGGAATGAGTTTTACGGACACATTGTCTATATTATCAGCATTGGATAAACAAGGAATTGATGTTAGGCAGGGTATAGCCGGGATTAAATATGGTCTGCAAACGATAATATCTCCGTCAAAAGAAGCAAGTAACATATTTAAAGCTCTACATGTTTCACTAAAAGATACTCATGGAGAGTTTAGACATCTTGCTGACATATTGAAAGATTTTAAAAAGCATATTATGCCTAGTCACCTTGAAGATGCTGTTGGAAAGGCTTTTGGGGCAACGGCAGCGGCAAATATAATGTCGATTATGAGCGCGCTACCAGACGTAAAAAAATACAATAAAGCTCTTCAAGATCATGGTTTATCATCAAAATTAGCAGCTATAGATATGATGGATTTATCAGGAGCTGAAATAAGGTTAAAAAATAATACAAATTTATTAGCCATATCGTTTGGCGATAAATTAACTCCAATGGCTACCGGATTATTAAATAGTTTTGCAAAACTTGAAATGAAGTTTAATAACACATCAGGTGCGACAAAAACTCTAATTAGTGGATTTGCATTTTTAACAATGTCTATTGGACCGGTATTACTTATAGCAGGTAAGTTTCTTATTATTTTGGCTTTAATAAGCGATAAAGTTCCGATAGCTGCCGCGGCATTAAGGTTTTTAGGTGTTTCTTTTAGGTTTTTGTGGAGTTCAATATTCGCTCCTATTGCTATTATTACTACATTAATAACGGTATTTGATTTGGCTTATAAGCATATAACAAGATTTAGAAATGCAATTAATGAAACTACGCAAATGATTACTAAACTATTTAAGCATTTTGCAATGGCTAGCCCTTTAATGAGTGTTTTAAAGCTAATGATGGCGCATGTTTCAACGTTACATTCCGCTATGACAGCAACTGCTAAGGCTGTTCCTGCAACTGCTGGCGGAGGCGCTAAGGCTGGTAGTGCTACAGGAGCATCGTTATTAAAGCCATCATCAATGCAATCTGGAATAATGGGCGCATTAAAATCCAGTATCGATATTAATGTGCATGACCCATATGGGCATGTTAAAAGCGTATCGGGTAAAGGAGACCATGCTATGAAGCTTAATCTGGGAAGTGGAATGGCGTATTCGAGGGTTTAATATGGGATTTTTATTTGACAGATTATATCCTGCAAGCTTTGACGGTGCTGAATTTTTATTTGCTGCAGACTCAAGGTCAGATGGCAGGCGTATAGTTATACATGAATATCCTGGACAAGGAGATGACACGGAAGATTTAGGAAAAAATACCAGACAATTTACAATTCAAGCTATAATTCAAGGTTTTTTTTATGAGGATAATAAAAAGAAGCTTGAAAAGGCATTAAATAAGCAGGGACGAGGCATATTAATTCATCCATTTTTAGGTAGCATTAACTGCGTTTGCTTGGGATTTACGATAGTAGAGCAAATGGAAAGCCTTGGAAAGGCAACATATACTATTAATTTTAAGGAAGTATTGGATAAAACTTATCCGCTGCCAGGCAAAGACGTTAGGTCACTAATAGCAAATTTATACAAAAACATATATGACTTTATGAAAAATCATTTAAATGGAGAATATATAGCAAAATTCTTAAAGAATATTGAGGCTGCTGCAAGAAAATTAAGAGAGCTGGAAAGATTTTTGCAAGAAGCTGGTGGTGCGCTTAGCGGCGGTGCTGTTGGTGGAGATACTAGCGGCAAAAGTGATTATGAGAATTTTGCTAGAAAATTTAGAAGTAATACCACTAAAATAGCATCAGCAGGTGGCGATATTGGCGGAAACGTTACTACGCTAGTAAGTAATTTTGATTTAATATCAATAGATGATAGCCAAGCAAGATTTGATTCAAATAATAATTTCTTTGGAGTTGGTGCAACTGATGTATATCTTAATTTTGATACCGTACAAAACAATCAAAACGTAAATAACCAGAAAGTAATTAATGGTTCCGTTAATAGTTTGGCATTAACTAATATGTATGACGCGGCAAGGAGCATAGAATATACAGACCAAGACCAGCTAAATGATATGGTTGCAACATTAAATAATAATTATGATGCTTTGATTGACAATAACAAGGTTATTTTAACTGAAGATTTGTTAGACCAATTAGACGAAGTTAGAGTTCAGGCTAATAAGTTTTTTAATCAAATTCGTCTAACATTGCCTAGAGTTATCGAAATTGAAACCAATCCAATTCCGCTTGCTGTTTTAGTTTATCAATATTATGGAAATACAGACAACTACGACATTATTTTAGATTTAAACAATATATATAATCCATCGCGCGTAAGCGGTAAAATTAAAATGCTTTCGGAGTAATAATGCCTATTGTTACAGACATTCAAATAGAAGTTAACGGAGTTAGATATACTGGCTGGGAGAGCGTGTCGGTTACAAAAACAATAGAAACATTATGCGGTAGTTTTAATTTTGACGGAAGTTTTACTAAAGGCAAAGATTTTCCGATAAAAGTTAATAATGAATGCAAAATTTACGTCAATGATACTGTTGTTATTAATGGATTTGTTGAAAAAGCAAAAGTATCAATTGACGCATCTACACATAGATTATCAATATCTGGAAGAGATAGAACTTGTGACTTGGTCGATAACACATTATCACCAGCGGTTCCTATGCCAAAATTACCAGCCACAGTTAAGCAGATCGTTGAGAAAATATTACAGTTTTATGGCATGACAAATATTAAAGTAATCGACCCATATAATTTAAGTCCTATAAAAGAAGTAATTGCCGTTGAGCTTGGGCAGGGCGCAGAGGATTTAATCCAACAATATGCATCAAAACGTAATGTTTTAATAACGACAAATAACGATGGCAATATTATCTTTCAGCGTGCCGGTACTGATATTTATAAAACAGTTTTGACAAGAAATAAAAAAGATTATCAGTTAATAAAAGGTTCTGATATGACTTTTGATAATACCAAGCGTTTTCATTCATACCGGGTTACAGACCAGGCAAATCCAATGAGTGATTATTATGTTGGAAATCAATCGACATCAAAGCAAAATTCCGATGTTTCGGCAAGTAAAATTGATGATGAAATACGAAAGACAAGAATTTATTATCTATCGAGCGATGATACCAGTGAGGCGGATGATGTTAAAAAACGCGTAGAATGGGAAGGTAATTTTAGGCGCGCGCAATCTGAAGTTTATGAATGCGACGTTGTTGGATTTAAGCCATTACTTGACGATGGGATTTGGTTACCAAATAAAAAAGTAAGAATAGATGACGTTGAAAGTAATTTGTCTCCAATAACATTACTGATTAGTTCTGTAATGTTTAAAAAAGACAATAATGGTGGTTCTATTACTCATTTAAAATGCGTTCCGCAGGATAGTTTTACTTTGCAACCTAATAAGCCTAAAAAGCAAAAATCTGATGAACTGGGTTTTGGAAAATATTATGTTAAAAACTTAAATAGTGGAGTTAACTAATAATGCTTAATTTAGGACAAATGCTTAAAAATTTACGCTATAAAGTCAAAAGCCTTATTTTGCGTGGATATATTGATAGCGCAACAACTGATGATAATCATTATCCTGTCATGAGCATATCATATCTTGGCAAGCCAAACGTTATAATTGAAAAGGTTAATCCTTATGGACTATATACTAACCCGCCAATTGATTTACAGGTTTTAAAGTTTTCCGTATTTGGTCACGAGGGAAATCTTGCGGGCATAGCGTACTCGCAAAATACAAGATTTAAAAACCTTAAAGAAAGTGAGGTTTTAATAGGAAATGAAAAAACACAGGCTTATATAAAACTAACGGAAAATGGAAATATTGAGATAAAAACTACCGCCATTGTTAAACTATTAGCCAGTACGATAGAAACTGATGATGATATTAGCTTGAATGTTAATGGAAATGTTAATGTTAATTCTGGTAGTGGAACTGTTAGCATTACTGCATCAAAGATTGATTTAGGGGCTGGTGGTAAAAAGATTGCCAGAGAAGGTGATATTTTAAATGGAAGCGGTGAAATAATTGCCACTGGTGTTAATACATCAATTTAGGATAGTATTTTGCTAATATGTTTATAGTGCTATACTAAAAAAATGGCTCAAACTATAACAGATTTAAAGATAGGATTAACTGGTGAAGGATATTATGATTTACCAATATCAGGTGGTGATTTTGAAAGCACGTCAGGATTTGAAAGTGCTATATTAATGTCACTATTAACTGATGCCAGAGCAGATGGAAGCGAAATATCACCGCCACAAAAAAGGCGTGGATGGATTGGAAATGAAATGGGTGATGTTGAAGGATTAAATACAGGCTCTAAACTATGGTTGCTATCACAAGCCAGATTAACACAGGACACCGTTAACAAGGCTGTTGATTTTGCAAGGACAGCATTGCAATGGTTTATTGATGATGATTATAGCGATAGAATAAATGTAAACGGAGAGATAAAGAATAATAGTATAATTCTAACGATTATTTTTTACGATAAAAACGATATAATCGCAAAATTAGGTTATGACATTTGGAGGCAGACGATAATAAATGGCTAATATAAGCTTTCCAGAAACTCGCAGAGAAGTAGCGCAGCGCATATATACTGATATACAAAGCGTATTGCCTACTCTTGACCCATCTATTAGAGAGCAGATTATACGCGCTATTGCTAATGGTGACGCTGGTAGATTATTTGATATTTACGTTCAGCAAAAAGAAATAATTAAACAGATATTTCCAACAACAGCTACTGAATTTGATTTTATTAATCCTTATGGGGTATTCAAGAAAATAACAGTAAATCCAGAAACTAAAGCAATTGGTTTTATTACTACAAATGGAACGCCAACAACATTAATTACAGAAGGAGCTAATTATAGTATTAATAGTGGCGCATTATTTGAAGTTATCGAACAAGACTATGCGGTAGCTACAAATATCGTGCGTATTAGTGAGATGTTGCGTTCAGGAAGTACAGTTACTTTTAAAACTGAAATACCGCATAATTTAGCCACAAATATAAGTGTAACAATATCTGGTGTTGACCAAACAGACTATAACGGTACTTTCATTGTTACTGTAATAAGCGATGATGAGGCGCAATATACGATTGCGACTACTCCAGCGCAGCCAACAGGTAGCAATAAATTAATAACGTATGATACTGCAAGCATTAAGATTAGCGCGGTAGCGGCTGGTGCTGATGGTAATTTAGCGGCTGGCGCAAAGATGACGCTAGTTAATCCTATTGCTGGAGTAAATAATGAAGCTTATGTTCAATTTACTGAAATAGGCGGCGGCGCGCCTGTAGAAACCTTTAGTGATTATCAGGCTAGAGTAATTTATAGGTATCAAAATCCAGTATCATTTTTCAGCATTCCATTTTTAATTAATGAAATAAAGAAAATAACAGGTAATACGCGCGCGTGGGGGTTTCCTATAACTCCTGAAATTGGTGATGTTACTATGTATTTTACACGAGATAATGACGAGCTAGACAATATACCTAATCCGCAAGAAGTGGCTACAACAAAAGATGCTTTACTTGTATTTTTGCCAGCTAATGTTGACGATCCGTGGCTACATGTTGAAGCACCTACGCCTAATCCAGTTAGCTTTGATTTTGGTATTGTGTTGCCAGACTCAAGCGCAATGAGAACGGCAATAAGAAATTCATTAAAAGTATTTTTTAGGCAGGATGTTGATGTTGGTGTTAATATACTTGAGGATGCTTATAGGTCGGCGATAAAAGATACAGCAAACCCTGAAACTGGTGAGGCTGTTAAGCAATTTAGCCTTGTTGCCCCAATTGGCGATATAGCGATAGGAGCTGGAGAAATTGGAACATTAGGAACGATAACTTTTTAATATTATGACTACTTACAACCAATTATTAGACCAAACAGAACCACAAAAATTGTTCCTTGTTAATACAATACGAGAAATAACGCAATCTTTGGCTGATTATTTACCGGGTGGTAAACTATTTGAAGCTAAAAATATTGAAGGTTCTAACATTAGAAAGCTATTGCAAGGATTAGCCTATGAAATAATGCGTGTTGAACAAAATCATAAAATTATCGCTGATAATATGATACCTATTTTTGCCGATGAATTTATAGAAGATTGGGAAAGATTTTTAGGTATTCCTGATGAGTGCTTTAAAGTAGACGAAACAACAACGCTTATAGATAGGCGTAAATTCATAATCGCAAAACTAGCGTTAATGGAAGTTAATACAGCTAAAGATTGGATTGATTTAGCTGAATTTTTTGGCTATACAATAAGAATAGAACATGAGACTGATTTTGCTACTATTCCATTACCTGTTCCATTTTTAATTGCTTCGGGGCTTAAGGCAACAAAATTCACAATGATTATAGTTGTTGATTTTAGCGGAACTTTGCCAGATACTATTCCTTTACCAGTGCCATTTACGATTGGAACAAGTCCGCTTGATTTTATTAGATGTTTATTAAATAAGGTAAAACCAGCTAACACAAGGCTAGTTTTTAAGATTAACGAGGTAACATAATGAAACAGATACCAACAAAAGTTGATAATGTGGGCGATACGTTTAATGCAGCTGAAATAAACAGCACAACGTTTGAGCTACAAAACGCAGTAATAGATAGCGGACAGCCGTTAAGCGGAGGGGATTTATTTCAAACATCAAAAGCAATGGCTGTTTATGCTGGCGCTGGTGATTTTTATTTAGATACTGGAACAGCAACAGCTTATCAGCTTGGAGTGATTGGTGCTAAAAAATATCCGCCTGTTTATCAGGAAGGGCAAATCGTAAGATTTCAGCCGGCAAATTCAAATACTGCGGCTGCAACTGCAAGAATAGATACATTGCCAGTTAAGCCTATCAAGAAAAATAATGGTGCTAATGATTTAGAAGCTGATGATATAGTTTTAGGATTTGAAACTGTTTTATCATATAGAATAGCGGCTACAGGATATTGGGAACTTGTTAATGTTGTTGAAGAATCAACTGAAAGTAGGCGTGGAATTATACAAATAGCAACTCAAGCAGAAGTTTTAGCTGCTACTAGTGCTGATAAAGCTGTTGTTCCAGCATATTTACCACAACATATAGATAATAATCCTGGAGTTGCTAAAGCGTGGGTGACTTTTAATGGCGGAGATGGTTCTATTTATGAGAAACATAACGTTACAGGTGTAACTAGAGTTAGCACTGGAATATATACTGTAAATTTAAGCGTTACGTTTACTAATTTATTTTATTGCTGTCATGTTGACCATGGGGGAGATAATGGTGATGAGTTTAAATCAATCAAACCAAATTCTACATCTAGTGCCGGAATAGTAACAAACGCGAACGGAGCCAGAGCTGATTATGATTATGTTACAGCCAGTTTTTTTGGAACGTTAGCAACACCATAAAGCACTTTATATGAAGTGCTTTATGGAACTGATTAAAGTATAAATTTAAGCTATTAACGTCCGAACGGAAACTGAATATCCATATCTTCTTTTAATGAAACGTTTTGAACGCACATCTTAGCTTCCGTGTCTTGTGTTCCTACTACCACGCTGCCAATAGTTGGAGAACCATCTGAAACATAAAATCCGTAATACGCCGATTTCTCTTTTTGTTTTAAATCAACATATGAAATCATTCTCCATGCAAATTGTTGGCGAAAAGCACCGCGAATTATAGGGCTTATAGTGAAACTATCTGAATTAACCGGCTTTGTAACCTCAGCGCAAATAGTCTCCATAACTTTTATTGTATGCCACCCATCTCCAATATTTGTAAAATGATATCCTTCGCTTTCTAAATGATTTATCATCTGCTTTTTTAAATCTTGTGTGTAAGCGTCGGCATAACTATTGACGCTAAAAAGCAGCGTACTAATAATCATTAGTCCGCAAAAGCTAAAAAAAGTACATTTTTTCATAAATTCTCCTGTTTTTATATGTAGTAAATGTATTACATCCGTGTAGTTGTATCCTGTGTGAATGATGGCATGCAAAGCTTAAGGGAACCTTAACAGAGTGACATATATTTAGATTAATAATTTACATGGTCTTTCCATTTTGTCATTGCCTATTTTATTAAAAAAAACGGCAAAATATTACGTTAGGTTATATAGTATAGACAATCATATTGCATGGTGTTAATTTAACTATAATATTTGATTTTTTTGGAGAAAATTATGCCTCTTTTGATAGATAATTATAGCGGTGGTGCTTATACAACTCCATCTGATAAATACTATAATCATCTCGGCGGTGAGATTAAGGTAGATATTTGGGGCGGATTTGGAGCTGGACAGGTTACTTTTGAAACATCACCAGATGACGGTGTAAGCTGGATTACCCTAGACTTAGAGTCAGACGGTACGCCAGCTATTTTTAAAAGTCCAAAAGCAACAATTATAAAACCTTTAGAATTTGGCAATTTATTACGGGCTAACTTTAGCGGCGGAACAGCCGCTAATCTAAATGTAAAGGTATCTGTATGAGCGTATCTGGCGGCTTGGTTAAAAATGGCTTAGTACTGCAAAGCGCAGGCGGAACACCACCAACACCAACCAACAGAATATTTAA